TGGAACTGGAAGAGCTAGAACCTTCAAAGCTGATTGGCCCACAGCATGACGTGGAAACCGTCGAAGCCTGGGCGGAACGTAACGGCCTGACATGCTCCATGGCCCGCGCATGGGTCTACCGGGGCGTACTCCCCACCGTAAAGCTCGGCAAGCGCCGCATGGTTAATAGTGCGCTGCTGCGTAGCTGGCTGCTGGAGCAGGAGTGGACCGCATGAATCCTTCTCTCTATACGCAAGCCGCGTTCGCCGCCCTTGCCGGTGTTTCCGTGGATACGGTCGCAGGCTGGGTCAGAACTGGAGCCGTCGAGAGCGTGAAACTGGGCAAAACCCGTCTGGTGCGTTTTCCGGGGGTGAACCCATGAGCCGCACAGACCAGCAATTCAAGCTGCGTATGCCAGCTGCACTCCGCGCCCAGGTCGAGCAGTCCGCTTGGGCTGCACGCCGCTCCCTGAACGCCGAAATGGTTCTTCGCCTGGAAGCGTCGTTCGGCCCGGCTGTGCAGTGCATGCAGGAGGCAAGTAACGACCGGGAAGTGATCTCTGCGCTTTCTAAGTGCGTTGCCTCGTTGGATCAGTTGCTTCCCTACCTAGGAAAAGTGCCCGCTGATATCGGCCTTTTGAATGATGCCTTGGTTGCTGCTCGCGCTGTGTTAGCTAAGCAAGAGGTGGGGCAATGAGTTATGCCCAGCTCCCAATATCATCGCCTTCCGCACGCTCAGGACTGCGACTGCTCTGTCTGCTGGTCCAGACGCGAAATGGCGAAGCCCGATCCCTCCCGGTCCACACCATGCGTCCTATGCCGCCCCGCATATGCGCGGCCGATTCGCACGCTGCAAATGGGCTGCGTCGGTGGAACCTGGAAGCCTCTGCTCTCGGAGTGGAAAGTGGAACCGGCCTTTATCTGCGAGAAGCACACGCCACCCGAACGCCCCGCGAAGTGGTGGAGCGTTATCTACGACTCGGGCAAGCCAACGCCTTACGTGCCGATTCACGAACCGTTCGAGCTGGTGGGGTAGGGCGCAAGCGGATGCAGGTTCGTATCGCGTCGCCTAACTGGCATGAGATCGGTCGGGAGCTGACCGTTGGCGGGGAGCTGTACGGGCACGTCACCTATCGCCGGGATGTTCCTCTGTTCATTCCGTTGGACGGTGGCGAGCCAACGAAACACCGGTCCCTCGTCGAGCTGCGTCGCTATGTCGCTGAGCGTTATCAGGCTGAGCGCGTGGCCGAAGAGGTCAAGGGCCGCGCTCCCGGCTCGTCGGATCACGCTTCACCGATCCGGCGAACGGAAGCACGGGCGAAGCGCACCCTTGACCCTGCACGAACCGGAACAGCCTCCGCTCGTGAGTGCGGGAGCGCTTTTCCCTCCCGCGCTCCCGAGCCCTCGGCGGCAAGAGCGGGATTACAAGGGCAGAGCCCTTGGTGTTAAACAGCGTTGCGGATGATTAATTAAATTAATGTTTGCTCAAGTGGAAAGTGTCAATTCAGCACTATTCGTCTCATTAAGAAATGAAGTATTGAATGTTTTAATATTTGCTAAATAGTTGTTCCAAGAACGTTTAAATGCAGCTATAGATAACCCGCAAGCCAAGTAACAAGCCGGTCGCAGTGAAATTGCTTTTTCACTCGTTCGGGATCGCTCGGCCTGCAGAAAGCAAAGCAGCGCAATAAAGCGCAACTAGAGAGAGGAAACACAAATGGCACGTTCGACTATGGAAGTTGCATTTCTCGGCACTCAACGCTTCGACGGTGAAGCGGGCCAGAAGTACATCAAGGTCTTCTACGGCGATGAGCCAGACGGCAAGACCGAACACGGCCTGTCGATCATCGGCATGGCAGCAGCGGACGAAGTAGCCGACGAGATCTTCGCAGCCGGCGGCAAGTTCGAGCCGCTGCAACTGGTGCGCATCCACTTCGAGATTGCCCGTGGTGGCCAGAACAAGGGCAAGAATCTGGCGCTCCAGCTCGAAGCCGTACAGACCCGCGCTGCAGCGGAAACCCCGCGCACCCCAGCTCAACCCCAGGCCAAAGCCGGCGACCCGGCCAAGGCCAACTAACCGGGAGGGGCGGCCATGCTGATCGATGACCGGGTGTACTGCGACTGCTGCGGCAACGACATGGGCAAGCTCATGGCGCTGCCCGCGCCGCAAAGCGACCTGCTGCCAGACCTCAGCCTGCCGCCTCATTTCGCCGTCTGCCCTGACTGCGAACCCTCCGAACAAATCGCCGACCTCGAGCAGGCCGGCGAATGAATTTCCTCGCCTGTGACGGTGACTGGCTGCAAGGCGCCGATGGTTCGCCCATCTGCTCCGGCTCGCTGGTCGCCCTCACGGTCGAGGAAATGCAAAGCCTCTACGGCTCTGCACTCACCTGGGACCAAGTCTCCGAGCTGCAAGGCGAAGCGATTGTTCTGTTCGCCACCGTGTTCGGCTTCCTGGTCCTGAAAAAAGCCCTGAAACAGTGAGGTATCAACCATGCAACACACCAAGACTCTGCGCCGCTCCCTGGGCGCCGCTGCTGCAACCGGCCTGCTGGCTGTTCAACAGGCCTACGCCGCCGTCCCGGCCGAAGCCACCGAGGCCCTCGACACCGCGGGCACCGACGTCGGCACCATCGGCTGGGCGGTGTTCGCCGTGATCATCGCCGCGATGGCGTTCAAGTACATGCGCCGCGCCCTGTAACCGGGGTTTTGCGCACTGCATGTGCCGAAGCAAACAAACCCCGCTCCGGCGGGGTTTTCTCTTCCAGGGAAACGCCAATGAGCTACGAACTGTACGTCCTGATCCTGACCACCCTGGCGTTCTATCTCGTGTTTTTTGGGCGGGTGTGAGGATGAAACGGATTTCGGTCGCTATCGCTTTTCTTCTGTTCACATGGGCTTTGCCTGTTTGGTCGGCCGACTACTACTGGACCCTGTCAGCCGGTTCCGATTACGGACAGTTTTCTGATCCGCCCGCTGCATGTAATTACTACATGGGCCTTTATGAGACAGCCTCTAATACATCCGTTGCTCAAGAACTCACCAGAACAACTGAAACGCAGTGGAGATGCCGAGTCACCTATAAGAACTCCGGTTCTAGCCGGGTAGCCTCGTCCAATATTCTGCGCCTTGGTGATACTTGCCCTTCTGGCGGCGTGTTCGATCCTGCCACTGGAAAGTGCGATGCACCGACTAACGCCTGCGAAGCCACCATCGGCCAGGTCGTTACCCACGAACACAAGATGAAAGAAGCCGTTGGCCAGCCGGTGATCGATCCGCCGGGCTCGGTCTGCGCCAATAGCTGCCAGTACGCCTTCGGCTTCACGCCGGCCAGCAACGTCTACGTCTACAGCAGCGGCGACCCTTCAGGGGTCTTTGGCGTTTACAGCTATACCGGCAACGGCATCCAGTGCAACGAAGACACCCGCAAGCAACCGGGCAACCCGGGCCAGCAGACCGACCCTGACGAAACCCCAACGCCCGATCCTGACAACCAATGCCCGGACGGCTACGCCTGGAACGGCACCTTTTGCAGCAAGGAGCCGCCCCCGCCATGTGATCCCGAAGTCGAGGTCGGTGGCTGCGACGACAGCGAGAACCCCGACCCTGACGATCCCGGCGATGGTGATGACGGCGACGGGGACGGTGATAGCGACGGTGATGGGGATGGCGAAGGAGACGGCGGTGGTGATGGCTCCGGTGATGGTTCTGGAGACGGCTCGGGTGATGGCAGTGGTGACGGAGACGGATCGGGCGAAGACGATGGCGAGGCCGAGTGCGACCCGGCCAAGGACCCAAACAAGTGCGGTAAGCCCAGCGTAGAGGGTGAAGCCTGTAACGCCGAGATCAAGTGCACGGGTGATGCCGTCCAGTGCGCGATCCTCCGCCAGCAAAAGGAACTGCGCTGCCACGCCGAAGAGCAGGCCGACTTCGAGAAACACGAATCCGCCATCGAAGCCGCTGTGCAGGGCGACAAGTTCAAGCTCGACGAAGGCAGCAGCGAGATCGAACTGCCGACCTTCGTCAACCAGGGCACCCGCTTCCTTCCGGCCAGCTGTCCCGCTGCGGAAACCTTCAGCCTGCGCACCAGTGGCGGGCGTTCCTTCGAAATCAGCTACGAGCCGCTATGCCGCGCCGCCAATGACTTGAGCGGCCTGTTCGTCGCTGTCGCTACCGTCCTGGCTGCCCTGTACGTGGGCCGCTCCGTAGGAGGTCAATAATGCAGTTTCTCTTCATCGTGCAGATGCTCGTCATCATCCTTGGCCCACTGGTGAAGATGGTCCTGAAGATCCTCGGCTTCGGCTTCGTGACCTATGTCGGCTTCAACATGATCATTGGCCAAGCCCAGGACTATCTGTTCGGGCTGATGGGCGATGTCGGCCCGGTGATCCAGGGGATTCTCGGGCTGGCCAAGTTCGATGTGGTGGTGAACCTGTACTTTGCCGCCATCTCGACGCGCTTCATGCTCGCCGGGATCGACAAGGCCACTGACCGCCGTCGGAATCAGGTCTGGCGCAAGCCGGGCGGCACCTCCATCGACGCATAAGGAGGCGCCGTCATGCTCGTTATCCGTACCGGCAAGCCCGGCCATGGCAAGACCCTGAACACCATCCGTGAAGTGGATCAGAAGGCCCACGCCGAAGGCCGCGTTGTCTACTTCCACAACATCAACGGCCTCAAGCCCGATCAGCTGCAAGCGCAATGGTTCGAGTTCGAAGACCCCGAGAAGTGGTTCGAGCTGCCCAACGACTCGATCATCGTGGTCGATGAAGCGCAGGGCTGGTTCGGCTCACGCGATCCACGGGCGCGGCCACCGGAGCACATCACCCGCTTCGAGACCATGCGCCACCAGGGCCACGAAGTGCACCTCGTCACCCAGGACCCGCGTTATCTCGATGTGCACCTGCGGCGGCTGTGCAACACGCACATCCACTACTGGCGCGTGTTCAAGTCCGCCCAGCTGCTGCGCTTCGAGTCGGAAGTCGTGGTGGAAAAGGTCGAGCTGAAGACCAGCTTCAAGGATGCCGACAAGAAGTCGCTGCGCCTGGATAAGCGCTACTTCGGCGCCTACACCAGCACCAACGCCAAGCACCACTTCCAGGCCAAGGTGCCGACCAAGTTCATCCTGGCCATCTGCGTGCTGATCGGTGCGGGCATCCTCGTCTATCGCGCCTATGAGCGCTACAACGCCGAGAAAGTCGCGCTCGAAGCCACCAGCAGCGCGCCGGCCGGGAGCATGGTCGATCAGGTAAGGGATACGGTCGGGGCATTTATCCGGCCAAGCGCCTCCGATGCCGAACAGGCCGCGCCGCTCACCGTCGAGCAGTACCTGGGCAGGCGCGTACCCAGGGTGCAGGACCTGCCGGCATCGGCGCCGGTGTATGACGGCCTGACCGGCCCGCAGACCTTCCCCAAGCCTGTGTGCATCGCCACCACCGACCGCGATCTGATCGCCCGCAATTACAAGCGCATGCAGGTCGGTGACAGCGATGAAGGGCTGACGGGGTGTCGGTGCAACACCCAGCAAGGCACGCGGCTGGAAGTGTCGTTCGGCTTCTGCATGTCGGTCGTGCAGAACGGCTACTTCGACGACACCAAGCCCGACCGTGGCTCTCCGCAAGACCAGCGAAACCAGCAGCCACCACCGACCACCTCGCCGGCCTATCAACCAAGCCAGCAGCAAGCGGGGATCACCGTCACGCGGGTGCCCTACGAGAAGGGGCGTTTCCTGTGGTGATGACCGTCAGCGCGCGTGCGCTCCGCGCTCTTTGCACGCGCGGCGAGGCACGAGCCGGCGTGCAAACGCGCGCGCTGACGTCCCTGTAACACGTCAGATAGAGCGAGTTGAAACCGTCCGTTATTGGACATTGTTGGAGATTCAAGAATGAGCGTTAAAGACCAAGCGAGACTGGACCACATCACGGGCAACCCGACCAAACGTGGACGGCTGTTCGTTGATCCGGGTACTGCGGCGATCACCGATCTGTCGAAGGTCCGGTTGCTGCGTTGCGGCGTCGATACGGTCCGCCAGTTGTATCGAGGACTGATCCGTCCGGAAATCATGGCGCTGTTTGAGAAACCGGGCGCGATGGTGGAGTTTGCTGGCGAGGTCTGGCACTCGGGACGGGTCGGCCGGGACTCTGGCTACCAGTACAAGCTCCAGAACGCTGACCTCGGGTTCATCCTGCTCATCAAGAATTTCAACGCCAAGCTGGAGAACATCGGGCCACACCTGAAAATCGAGGTGTCGCCGCACGCCATCGACGCGCTGTCGCCGGAACGTCTGCAAGAGCGGATGGACTACTACGCCGCAGCCGTGATGACACACCGCGAACGCAACCAGTGCGCTGTCCATCTGGCGCTGGATCTTCAGGGCTGGAAGCCTCCGGTGGATCTGGTGGCACGCCTGCACTGTCGCGCGCGGACGCACCGGGATATCTCGGGTATCAACGAGATCAACTGGGCGACCAAGTCCAGCGTCTACGGTCGTGGCGAAACATCCATGTTTGGCTCAGCTGGCGGCGTTCAGCTCTGCATCTACAACAAAACCGAGCAGGCACGCGCGACCGATAAGCTCGACTTCTGGGAAAGCGTCTGGCGTCGCCGGGATTCATTCGATGCGGCCGATCCTGATAACTACGATCCTGAGGCGGACGTGTGGCGGATCGAGCTGCGCTATCACCATTCGGTCATCCAGCAGTTCGCCAGCGGGTCGATCAGTGCGAAGACCGGCGAGGCCATTGAAACGGATTCATTTGCGGCGTTCTCCGCCCACTTGGACGGCCTGTGGCGCTACGGGCTGTGCCAGTTCAAGTTGCTGCATCGCCCTGGGCAGTACGAGCCGATCTGGACGCTGATGCGTGATGACGTGCGGGTCGATGTGGCTGTCGACTCCCTGGTCGATGAAACGGAATACAAGCGCTACTACAAGACGTCACGGGGCTTCTCGGGCAAGAACGTGGAGCTGTTCCTGGGAAACTTCGTAAGCCTGCTGGCACGGGAGCGAGTGGGCGCTAAAACCGCATTTGATCGACTGAAGGAATGGGAATGCTGGCCGGTCATTCGTGACCACTACGCCGCCAAGGACATGAGCGAGCGCGATCTGTACAAGCACATCAAGACGTTGCTTCAAGAGCGCCACGTTCGATGGGGCAGAGCGGTCTGATGGCGATCCAGCAGCTCCCTGACGGTCGCTGGCGGGTCGACGTTGAGCCGGTCAAAGGCAAGCGCTTCCGCAAGACGCTGAAGACCAAGGCCGAGGCAATGCGCTTCGAGGCGACCTGTCGAGCCAAGTGCAGCGAATCCAACGATTGGGCACCGCGGCCAAAGGACAAGCGCAGGCTGTCAGAGCTGGTCGAGCTGTGGTTCGATCTTCACGGCGTCTCGCTCTCCGATGGCGTTCGACGTGTGGCGATCCTGCGGGCGTGTGCAAAGGCGATGGGTGATCCGATAGCTCGTATGGTTGATGGCGCAAAGATCGCCGCCACACGCGCGCGTTGGATGTCAGCAGGCGTCACCGGCAAGACGGCGAACAATCGCCTCGGCTATCTGAAAGCGGTTTACAACGAGCTGCATAAACTCGATGTGATCGACTATCCCTGTCCGTTCACCCGTATTCGTCCGGTTCGGTTGCAGGAGCGCCCCTTGGCCTACCTGACCAAGCCGCAGATCTCCGAGCTGCTCGATGCACTCCAGGCGCGGACCACGTCTCCACATCCGGCGATGGTGGCGCGGATCTGCTTGGCGACCGGGGCGAGGTGGGGTGAGGCTCAAGCGCTGCGACCGGAGCGGATCAGAGGCAACGCCCTGGTGTTCGCCAATACCAAGTCGAAACGGGTGCGGATGGTTCCGGTAACGCCCGAGCTGGTGGCGGCGATCAAGATGCACTGGCAAACCTACGGGCCGTTCACCAACTGCATTGGCGCGTTTCGGCTGGTCCTGCTCTCGACCTCGATCAAGCCACCACGCGGACAGGCAAGCCACATCCTGCGCCACACGTTCGCAGCTCACTTCATCATGGGCGGTGGGCATATCGTGACGCTGAAAGAGATCCTGGGTCATGCCTCGCTGAACATGACGATGAGGTATGCCCACCTCGCGCCTGAGCATTTGAACGATGCGATCAGGTTAGGACCGTTGGCCGGCATCACGTTAACGCTCGCCAGCCAGTAA